CTATTTATAATGGTTAGACAATTCAATTATATTACAGATGGTAGTCACTACTTCACCTTGCACCTCTGTGGTTGTAAATTCAATACGATATTGATTGTTTACTCTAACAGAGCAAAAGTCCTTTTTGTCCCCTGATAATTTTTCAAAACTCAGCCCATTGTATTTACAAAGTGAAGTTACATCAGGGACACTGATTATTATATCTATACAACGTTTATATCTACGTACGATATCAGGTTGAAAACGATGCTTTTTATCATTCGCCTTTCCAAACTCATACAATTCTTTCAGATACTCTTTATCAAACGTTACTACCATCTCATTTGTTTCTTTAATGCAAAGATAGCATTTTAATTTTATTCATTCGCATTTTTGCGAATAATTTTCTTAAAAAAAAATTAGCGACAACTCCAAAGAATCACCACTAACTATTCTATTTTTCTTATCACAAAATTGTGAACTACCGCTAAAGTAAAGATTTAGGGGGCTTCAAATACGATTTTCAATAAGCCAAGAATGCTGGAGCCACGCAAATTTGGCATAAAGTCTGATTGGGAGCTTTCATAGAGCTATATTTCCCATTAAGTGCATTTCTTTTTAAGTATTTCAACACATTCTTTATCCCATCATCGAAACCATGCTTATACCCTTTAGCGTATTCTCCAATGTTATATACCGCCATTGCCAACACAAACAGGATGATACCTACAGGCTTATACCAACTGGGAAGTGATATAGAAAACGGCTTAAATGTAATTGTGAGATCTCCAACCCATAATAGGGCGATAATACATATGATTGTAAATATAATTGTTTTCATAATCAATATCTTTTTCCGTTCAACTTAGGTCTTAATTCGTTATATCTTTGTTTCTGCTCAATATGCCATAGCAAATCTATGCCAAGATGTTTGGCTAGTGCAAAGATTGAAAATATCATCTCATTTACAATCGTAGAAAGATACTGGTAATCTACAATTGGTTTGGTAAATATGGAATATATCGCTTCCGTGAAACTCAATTTGCTGTACATACAGGCAATATCATCCATATATTCGGAGTTAATATCATTACTAGCAGATTCAAGGCTTATTCCTCGAAATCCTGCAAGGTCAAGCAGGCGTATAACCGCATCACTTAGTTCGTCTGGAAGTGTGTCTTTTACATTTTTTTCAAAGGAACACTTAAATCGCTTTTCTTCTTCCACTAATGCAGGATAGCGATTATAGTCCATTTCAAAACGTGATTTACATTTCTTTCCTAATCTTCCCTTTCTTTCCGCTTCCACAGCTTCCATAAGCTCGGAAATGACAAGACAAAGGCAGTGTTCTTCACTAAGTCTTTTATCGTGGAAACCATGCTCACAAGCTGTCTTATAAGCTATATTCCGTAGTTCGTTCAAATTAATATTTTCCATAATCATATAAGTTTTAATGCTTCCTGTAAACCTGCTTCAAGTGCTTCCTCGTAGGTATTATAACGGATAATAGGCCTGTCAGACAATCCTATCAAGTCATGTCTCGGAATTGTCAGTATATCATACGTCCAATAGTTTTCATACATATAGGATATTTCGATATGCAGGTTCTTGGTTTCACGTAGCCACTTTTGTGCAACGGATTGAGTAGGATGGGAACATACTTTTATTGGTAACTCGCTATTTGTTCTATTAGTACCATATTGTCTACCATCTTCAATATTCATAGCAATCATACATGGTTCATTAAACCCTTTCTCTTTCAGCAGTTTAGCAGTTTCTAATGTTACAAGTTCTTCGGTCATAACTATTTTATTTTAGGTTTTTCATTGTATTCTTTGGCGTTTTTAGCTTTTTCACACGCTTGTCTTTTCATAGCTGTAGGACAATCACAATTCCCACATCTACCATTATACCAACAACAATATTCACACTGGTGCATCGTTCATTTCTGTTCCGTATTACGTTAATTGATTTAAAATTTCTCTTCGAATAATTTCCCTTGCGCTAAATCTGAATAACCCTTTCTTTTGCTCATGAAAATCCGCAATAGGTATTTCGTTTATATAGTAATAGAAAGCTTCGTAACCGTCTGCAAAGTTGCGAGCAAGAAACCCATTAGGGTGAGTGTTCATATATCTTTCAACGGCTATTATCATTCTTTGAGCATAACCGGGAAACATCTTAAACTCTAATTGCATCTGCTTGTAATTGCAGAGAGGACAGCCGACACAACCGTGACGGCTCAAATTATATGGAGCGTCATAATACTTTGAATATGGTAATCCGTATTTTCGAATATAGCTCCAAACATCTTCTTCTGTCCATGTGAGGATAGGAAGAATATGCTTTGCGCCTTTCATCCATTTTCTTGTATCACACTGCTCCGGCTCATAATCTTTTCGATTTCTACTTTCGGCAGCTCTCATTCCTTCAATACTACGTTTGCCGATACCATATCTTTCTTTCAGTCTTTCACAACAGAATCGTCGGAGCCGTGAAGGAAGTCCTTTTTCTTCAACTAACTGAAAGAATGACTTTTCAGGGTGTATTATCCTCACTTGCGGATAGTGTCTCTTTATAAAGCTAATCGTGCCCGGTGGATCTACTGTGGTGTTAGCGTAGATCGCATTATACTTAATGCCTGCACGTTCAGCTAGGTCAAGTATAACTACACTATCCTTACCTCCTGAGAATCCGAGTGATAGCAGATCGTCACGTTCCATACTGCGAAGGAAGTCTATTGCTTGCTGCTCTTTCTTGTTCATTTCTATCTCGTTATTAATTAAACTCTTTGATTAATTTCCATTTCTTACTGAAGTATTGTATCTTCCAATTTGGATGACAATTCAGCTTTTTCCCTTTATTATCACCCTCCAAGAAATATATATCAAGATTAGCACTACTGTTATGACCAACTATTATCCCCTTATCACCACGTATTTTAACATTCATCCCTACATAAGCAAAAGGGATATTTCTGTACTTAGCATTATCCTTAAACGCCTGTGTCGTTTTTGGGCTATCAACACGGCACAAGATAGATAAATAGCAATCATCTGCACAACCATCCAACATACGTATATAGGCTTGCTTTGCTTGTCCAGCAGATGCCGCATAAGTTCTCCACCAATGTTTACCATCAAGAGAGCATTTATAGTATCTTGGAATTACTTTCTTATTCATTTCTTTCTGCGTTATTAGTTAATTGGCAGTTTCATAAAGCACATCCATATTGTCTTACTCTGTCTTCCGGTAGTGTATGTCCGAAAAGAGGTTTGAACGGGATAACAGACAAAACTTCCGCAGCTTTTATCTCACTCTCATTCCATTTGAA